TGAGAGATAAAGAACGAAGAAAGGAGACATAATAAAATGAGAAAAACGATAGGCTGGTCACTTATTATCACAGGTCTACTTGGCATGTCTTGGGTGGCACTCACATTAGAGAATGCCGGAAACGTATCTTTGACGCCGTATCTCATGCGAGAGATTGGCTGGTGTCTGGTGACTGTGATTGGCGGTCAGATTAGAGACAGGTACAAAAAAGAGTGCCCACGATAGTCCGGCAAGACTGGAGCACTCAACTAAATAACCATAGCTATTATAGCACAGGAGGTAAAGAGATGGAAGAAGTAAGATTTATAGATGTGGATCGTGTAAGCATTCCGATACAGGAATACAGAGAGCTAATCGAAACCAAATGCAAGGCAGAAGCAGAGGCTGACAGCAGACAGAGTGACTGGTATCGGGAGAATAGCAGAGCGAATCGGGCAGAGTCAGAACTCGAAGAATTGAAAGCAAAATTTGAAGAGCTGAGAGCAAAGTACGAAGAGGAGCTTAAGCAGAATGGAAGAGATTGATGGGTATGACAGATGGAAGACCACGCCACCGAGAGAACCAGATCCGATATATTATTGCGACCAGTGCGGTGAACCGGTGTATGAGGGAGATTTTATTTACGACATCGATGAAAAGATAATATGCAGCGACTGCATTAGAGATTATGGGAGGTACGTTGAGAATGAACAGCTTATATGAATTGACATCAGAATACAAGGAGCTTCTGGAGATGCTGGAAGATGCCGATCTGGACTCTGATGTGATTAAGGACACATTAGACGGAGTAGAGGGCGAATTTGAAATGAAAGCTGATGCGATCGCAAAAGTGATTGCAGAGGAAAAGGGCGACGCTGAAAAGATCGACGCGGAAATTAAGAGACTGACAGCACGCAAGAAAACAAAGCTGAACAATGCTGAACGGCTCAAGAAGTATCTGGAAAGTGCAATGTGTGCAATGGAAAAAAAGAAGTTTGCTACAGCACTTTTTGGGTTCGGAATCCGCAAAAATGCTCCGGCCGTTGTGATCGACAACGAAGAAAAGATACCGAAAGAGTGGTGGATTGAACAAGAGCCGAAGCTTGATAAGGCAGGACTTAAGAACTACTTGAAGAATAACGAGACGGACTACGCTCATCTGGAGCAGTCAGAGAGTTTGGTGATCCGATAATTGGGGGGTTGGCAATGAAAACGAAGAAAATAGACTGGGACAAACTGAAAAATGTTATAAGCGAACGCGGGTCAACAATGGGAAAAGTGAGTGTTGAAATAGGACACGATAGGTCTTACCTATCTTGCTGCAAAAAAACCGAAAGGCAACTAGGAATAGCTGAAAAGCTTGCTATATGCACCATACTAAAGTGCGAGATTGACGATATAACGCAAGAAGAGGATACACAAAAAGACGGTAACGAAACACGTGGAATGTACGCAGATGAGCTTAAGGAGATGCACAAATGTATCCTGGAAACGATGAGTATCACAAATAACAATGCAGATAATATCGATGAGATAACAAGATCCATTGAGGATATACGTGAAACTATAGAAGCGGTAAGAAAACTTTTGTCTGGAGTAAACGGAATGTCTGCCATGAGTGGACGTATTAAAGAGTTGCAAGAGCTTATGGATGCAGCACTGAAAGCAAGCGGACAAGATGTGAAAGCAGAACGCCTTATCATTAGCATGATCCAAGACGGAATGGTCGAGGAAAACGAACTCATGAACAGGGCACAAGCGGAAGGCATAGGCAGACCAGATATACACAAAGCACGGCACCGGCTTGGTATGCAAGTTATCACAAAAGGCTATGGTACTAACCAGAAGAAGTATATGGCATTAAGGAGGGCGTAATGGAGTTTAGAAAACTAAGAGCGGACGAGATAGATTGTAGAGTTGCGCAAGTGAAAGATACTGGAGTAACGCTCTTGCTGTATAAAGATGCAAGGTGCGATATGAACATCTTGGATGAGATGGTAGGAAGCATGAATTGGACGAGATCACACTGTCGTGATAACGCTAATTGTATCGTGTCGATTTGGGACAAAAACAAGAAACAGTGGATCAGCAAGGAAGACACAGGTACAGAAAGCAACACGGAAAAAGAAAAGAGTCTGGCTTCGGATAGCTTTAAACGAGCGTGCTTTAACTGGGGAATTGGAAGGGAGCTGTACACCGCACCGTTTGTGTTTATCGGAGCTGATAAGTGCAATATCGTAACAAACGGCAATAAGAGAGCTTGCTATGATCGGTTTAAAGTGTCGGAGATCGGATATGACGACTCTGGCAAGATTGACAGACTTGTGATTGCTGATAGTAAAGGTAGAACGGTATACCAGTACGGTGAGAAAAAGGAAGAAAAAAATCAAAAGCCGGATAATGGAGTGCCAAGAGTGACACAGTCACATATAAACACATTACGTAGCATTTTCATGAAAAAGAACATTGATGAAAAGAAGATACTCGATATCTATGGAGTATCAAAAATTGAAGAGTTGAATATCAATCAATTTACCGGAATAATGAATCACCCGGATGAATTTCAGAAGAGGTGTGGTGTATGAATTTCTGCGGAAACATAGTCCAGATCTACAGAGATTATGCCAGACGGAAGTGGATGATTACGCTTGAGACAGACCAAGACATTACAGAAGAATACGAACGATTGAAAGATAAGGCCGTATCTGTTGTTGTTAAGCTGTTTCGAAAGTCTCGTAGCCTAAATGCGAACGCCTACTACTGGAGGCTGTTGAGCGATATATGCGAAGCTACAGGAGAGAGTACAGCATATCGGCACAACATGAATCTGAGGGAATGCGGATACATAGAGCTGATAGATGGACAGGCAGTATATGTGGTTATTCCTGACACAGAAGAAGCAGAGAAAAAAGTGGATGCTTATGAAAGTGTCCATCTAAAGCCTACATCGCAGATCAAGGGAGGCAAGGATGGCAAGCTGTACAGAACGTACATGATGCTTCGCGGGTCACATACATTTGATACAAAGGAAATGAGCAGACTGATTGATATTGTGATCGGACAAGCGAAAGACTTAGGGATTGAGACGTCAACACCAGACCAGATAGCGGAGATGGTACAGAAGTGGGGTGTAAAGATTGGTGAAGAGACTTAAGAGCGTATTTACAGACGATATGGATCATTGCTACTACACAGGCTCACCTTACGTACACAGACACCATATTTTTTATGGCTCGTTAAGATCTAAGTCAGAAGAATATGGTTATGTGATACCGTTGGCGCACTGGTTGCACGAGAACGCCCCGGACAGCGTACATATGAATCCGAATTATGGGCTTGATCTGAGGTTGAAGCAGATGGCACAAAAACATTTTGAAGAGAACTGCGGGACCCGTGAGGATTTCCGCAGGATATTCGGAAAATCATGGTTGTAACTTATTAACTATAGATTCCCACGCAAATGTAACTAGATGTAGATAACACCTCATTTTATAGCATACAAAAACCACTATATATCACACGGCTGGAGAAGCGTGGCTCCAGCAGAAAGGAGAAGTAATTGGAAAAGACAGCACAAGATTACTTTTATGCGATACCAGATGGGCACATGAATGCGATTCAGCGTCCGGCCAATCCAAGCACAGATAGGTTGCTGAGAAAAATGATTGAGAACGCAAACAAGAATGGGGATTGCATTTTGAATAACGGATATGGAATCTTCAGACCGCTTCCGCTTGATCCGGTAGACGCGGCAGAAGCGAATATATACTTCCAAAAGGAGCTACACAGAGCCAGAAGCATACAGCTAAAAAGGCTGTGCATGAAACAAACTTATGAAGGGTGGGTACGAGATGCGATATACGCTAATCATTGCCGGGCGACTGGACAATATGAACGACTACACGAGTGCGTGCCGGACGAATCAATATAAAGGCGCAAAGCTTAAACAAAAAAATGAAAACGTGGTCAAACAGGCAATATATGAACAGCTTGGAAGATTGCGCATCAAGAATCCAGTGCGGATGCTGTATAGATGGTATGAGCCAAATAAGAGACGTGATCTGGATAATATCAGCGCATTCGGGCGAAAAGTGATACAGGACGCGCTTGTAGATACAAGGGTTTTGCAGGACGACGGCTGGAGATATGTGAAAGGTTTTCAAGACGAGTTTTATGTAGATAAAGGTAACCCACGAATAGAGGTAGAGATTATAGAGGATGAATGATGGATATATCAAGATTAGCAGAAAAATTCTCGGATGGGAATGGTACAAAGACATTAATACGTTCCGGCTGTTTATGCATCTACTGTTAAAAGCAGAATGGAAAACGACGGCATACAAAGGCGAAGAGATTGATCGCGGAGCGTGCGTGTCGTCACTGGCAGAGCTGTCAGAAGAAACGAAGATGAGCGTCAGCGAAGTTAGGACGGCATTGAAACATCTGGAAACTACAGGGGAAATTGTACGAAGACCATGCGCAAAGTCTAAAAAAAGCGTGTATAAGATCAATAACTATGACAAGTATCAAACAGAATACAAGAAAGAGAATTGGAAGAGTAGCGCAATGGATGTAACAACGTATCAGGATGACAGAAAGAAAAAGAAGCGTAGATTTAATAACTTTGCTGGCAGGAAGTATGACATGGATAGTTTAACGATAGGAATCCTGCAAGCACAGGAGACAGGAGGTAAAAATGGAAGAAGTAATTAAGGGCTATAAAGGATTTGAGAAAGACATGACTTGCCGAGATTTCCAGTATGAGGAGGGCAAAGAATACGAGGAAGACAAAGCGGAAGCGTGCAAGACAGGGTTCCATGCTTGCGAGTATCCGCTAGACTGTTTTGGGTATTATGCGCCAGGCGAAAGCGTGTACCACGAGGTCGAGCAGAGTGGAAAGTTGTCTAAGAGCTCGGATGATAGCAAGGTAGCAGCAACAAAGATCAAGATCGGAGCAAGAATAGGAATACCAGGACTGGTACAAGCCGCAATCGAATATACAACAGAGCGTACTAATCCTACAGAAGATGCTCATAACACAGGTAACTGCGGAGCATCCTCTAACACAGGGTACCGAGGTACTTGCGAAGCTAATCATCCTAATAGCGTTGCTGCGTCTTGGGGACCTGAATCAAAAGCAAAAGGCGTGATCGGAGCAACACTTGTATTCGCGGAATGGTATCGATTATCCGATAAGTACTGGCAAGAAGACGCTTGGGAGTTTAGGGGATCTATGATGGTACGTGTCGACGGAAAAAACATTAAAGAAGACACATGGTACTGGATGAAAGATGGAAAGATTGTGGAGGCAAAGGATGAATAGACCGAAGCTTAATAAGGCACATAAAATAGATCTGATTGCACAACATGATAGCGAAGCAATGAACAGACCGGATCAGAAAGCACTGGAAAGATTCAGAAGTCCGGCATATAGCACGTTGGGATATCTGAAAAAGAAGAAAGTAGATGTAAAGGAGAATATAAGTGGATAGGCAGGAACGAGAAAAAAAGAAAGAGTACCTAAGACAGTATATAGTCCATGTGAGACGTGTACATAGACTGACAGAAGAGATAGCAGAGTTGAGAGAACTAAAGATGTCAGCTTCTGCCGGAGCTAATGACGGAATGCCGAGAGGTAGTGACCAGAGCGATCTGTCTGGATATGTGGCACAGATTGACACAATGATCAGAAGTCTAAAAAACGAACGTGGTGAGCGGATTATGATGTTTAATGGCATAACAAGAAGAATCAAGACGCTCGAAAACAAAAACGAGGATGATGTGCTTTTTTACAGATACATAAAAGGAATGGCCTTTTGGGAAATTGCGGAAAAGATGATGTTTTCCGAGAGACAAATACACAGGATTCACAGCAAAGCCCTGGAGCATATTAGGATACCGGAGGAGAATGACGATGAGAGTAATTAGCCAAGATGGATACTATGACATTCCTTATGAGCAAGCCGTGGTTTCTCGACTTGGCAGAACGGTGGTTGCATATCCATTAAACGATTTGGGAAGTTCGGATTATATTCAGCTCGCCAGTTATTCCGCTGAAGAAAAAGCCGTTAAGGCTATGGAAGAGTGCCGCTGGCAATGGTGGAAACATAACGGTTTTATAACATTCCAGTTCCAAGCAGATGAGGATATAGAGGTATGAGAAACGATTTGATTATTGATTGCTTCGCTGGCGGTGGTGGAGCGTCAGTAGGAATAGAAATGGCATTAGGCAGACCGGTAGACATAGCAATCAACCACGATCCAGATGCTATATTGATGCACAAAACAAATCATCCGGATACACTGCATCTGACAGAAGATATTTTTAAGGTCAATTTGAAGAAATACGTAAAAGGACAGCATGTGGCACTTATGTGGGCGAGTCCAGATTGTACAAGCCCTCCAAAGCAAAGGGTGGCAAGCCGAGAGAGAAAGGGCTTAGGATTCTTCCGTGGGCGGTATACAAACACGCAAAAGCTATTCTGCCGGATGTAATTCTTATGGAGAACGTAGAAGAAATACAACAGTGGGATCCGTTAGACGAAAAAGGTTATCCTATACCGGAGAAAAAAGGTGAGGATTATAAAAAATTCATTACAGCAATGAAGAGCCTCGGGTACCGTTTCGGTAGTAGAGAACTGATAGCTGCGGACTACGGAGCACCGACCACAAGAAAGAGATGGTATGCCGTATTCCGGAGAGATGGGAAAGAAATCAGATGGCCAGAGCAAACTCACAGTGCTGACGGCATCGGATTTGAGAAGTGGAAATCTTGCGGAGATTATATTGACTGGTCAGATCTTGGCGGTTCAATATTTGACCGCAAGAAGCCGCTTGCAGAAGCTACACAGAAGAGAATTGCGAACGGGATCAAGAAATATATTATCGATGCAGAATCTCCGTATATCGTGAAAAATAAAGATGCACTGGCATACATCATCCAGTATCACGGAGAGACAAGAGCTGGTGATTCGAGAGGACAGCTTTTGACGGAACCAATTAAGACGATTGATACATCGAATAGATACGGACTTGTGACAGCTTTCATCACGAAATATTACAAGACCGGCATAGGTCAAGGTTGTGAAGAACCACTTCATACAATCACAACTTCGCCTGGTCACTTCGGTTTAGTATCTGCTTTTCTTATCAAATATTATGGTGCCGGATGCGGACAGCAACTTGATAAGCCGCTGGGAACGATTACTACAAAGGACAGATTCGGACTTGTAAATGTGGTATTAGACATTAACGGAGAGAAATATATCATATCAGACATTTTTCTTCGGATGCTGAAGCCAGAAGAGTTAAAGGTGATGCAAGGATTCCCGAAAGATTACATTATCGACAGAGATTACAACTGGAAGAAGTACCCGATTGCTAAACAGGTGGCGAGAATAGGGAATAGCGTAGTTCCGATTATGGCAAAGAAGTTGGTAGAAGCAAATTGCTTATATCTCAAAACCGGAGAACGTATGCCGAACATGAGTATTGATGATAGCGATGTACAGCTAAAATTTGCATAAAAAAGATAAGAGAGGAGATCGGACAGGATGGATAGCGTATATGATGACTACTGCTATGAATGCGGAGCGTATGGTGACGATTACAGAGTAGACGAAAACGGAAACTTAGTTAGCAATTGTGCTGACTGCCCATTTAATGAGGATAGGAGCGAAGATGAAGTACTTTAACAACAAACAACAGGCGTATAGGCGGAACAAGGTATTAAACCGCCGTGATGCTGACAACCTTATAGTCGCATCTCATAAGCTATTCATGATGATCGGATGTCTTGCACTGAATCAGGCGTTCGACTTCGGCGAAAAGCGTGTGTGGCGGTTTGTGGACAAGTGTCAGGATATTCTGGATTCATATAACAGAGGTTATATCAGTCTGGAAGATATCGAAACAATGCTGAAAGAAGATATAGGAATTGAGGTGGAATGATATGAAAAATAGAGAGAAATACGCAGAAGAGTTATTAAACGTAGCGTGCACAGGAAATAGAATTGCGATTGATAAACGGACAATGCAGATTAGAGGTTGCGAAGTGTTTCCGTGCGGGATTTGTCTGTTTAGAGATTGCGATGGTTGCGGTAAAAAACTAGCAGAATGGGCAGAATCCGAATACGTTGAGCCGGTGAAGATATCGAAAAGAGACAGGACGTTTCTTGATTATCTTGAAGGTTATAAATATATGGCAAGAGATAAAAACGGGGACCTATATGCATATACAACTATACCGATAAGAACTACTACCTGTTGGAGAGATGCTACTTGCATAAATCTTTGTAGTCTGGATATCTATTTCCCGATGGTCAAATGGAGCGATGCAGCGGAAAAAGAAGAGTTCGGAAGATGGGTTCCATGCAGTGAGAGACTGCCAGAGAAACCTGTAGTTGGAGAAGACTGTTATTTGATTCAGGCACAATATGTTGAACAACCATTTGTGGCATATTGGGATGGACGCAATTGGACGGATGAATGTTACGAAATAGCGAAGCATGTAATCGCCTGGATGCCATTACCGAAGCCATACAGGGAGGTAGACGATGAGAAGAATCAATAGAGCACTTGCTGTGTTGTTAGCATCCATTGCATTAACCGGATGCGCTGAGAAGCAGGAAGTGAAAGAACCGACACCGATCACTGTTGAGAAGAAAGACATTACGGATACGGCGGAGTTTAAACAGGCTGTATCTAAACGAGTAGATGAGGTACTGGGCGGCGAAGTCAGCCTGACAGTGTACCTGGATACAGCAGAGGATTTCAATTATGTTGGAACATTGGAGATTATCAACGATGGTTCTGATGGAACCAGAACGGTGATATTCATTCATGCAGATCACAGGACGAATGAAAATGAATGGTGGTAAAAAGATGTCATTGAATCGCACATCTATATGTGCAAAAATAGTAATGTCGAAAGACAGACAAAACGTTCGTTTTTTCTCATTTGATGGGAACCTCCTGACTTATCAAGGAAAGGCACTTGGCGAAAGCTGGGTGCTTTTTCTTGTGCAAGGAAAAGCGAGCGGATTATATATTGTACGCAGAAGACGGATGACCGTCTTTTTTTAGATTGGAGAAACATGAAAAGATATGGAATCCCGTACAAGGGAAGTAAAAACGGTATTGCTGAATGGGTTGTTGACATTCTGCCAGAGGCCGACAACTTATATGATTTATTCGCTGGAGGATGCGCAGTGACGCATTGCGCTATGGAGTCTGGTAAATGGGAAAACTACATTATCAACGACATAGAGCCAGGTATCGTCCAATTATTTAAGGATGCTACAAACGGATAACTTGCGAACGAAGAACGATGGATAAGCCGAGAGACATTCGAGATGTTCAAGGACACTGATCCGTATATTCGATATGTGTGGAGCTTCGGGAGCAACGGGAGAAATTATCTGTATGCACCGGAGATAGAACGGTTCAAAAAGCATTTGCATTTCATGTTTTTTGCAAAAACACCAAAAGAAGCACAGACACATTGGCGAGCGTTTGTAAAAGAATTTGATCTAGTACGGAAAGATATAGACAGATTAACAGAGCAAACAGAAAGGCTATGTAAGGAATGCGGCGTTGAAATGGTCCGCAAGAAAGATGGAACCATAGATGCCAAGAAGATTAAAACAGATGTACGCAAGGAAAAGACAAAGGATATCCGTGAATATATGCGGAACGCCTTGAAAGAAGCGGAGAGAACTGCTGCAGATGTTGATAGACTCCTTGGGACTAACGGAATGGCAGCGCATTACTTCGGTGAAAGCCAGTGGGAGTTACCTACTGCAGAAGCTTATGAGAAGATGCGGACTATCATTCCAGGATTGACGATTCCGTGGGCAGAGCTTAACGAAGAACTACAGAGCCTACAGAGCCTACAGAGCCTACAGAGCCTAGATAGATCGAAAGGTCTGGAAGCGCACGCCTCAGACTATCGGGATGTAAACGTCAAACCGAACAGCGTGATTTACTGCGATATACCGTATGTAAATACGGACGGTTATGGGGAAGGTGAGTTTGACCATAAAGCATTTTATGACTGGGCATGCCAACAAGAAGTACCAGTATATATATCGGAATATTGGATGCCGGAAGATAGATTTGAATGTATAGCAGAGCGTACGAAAGTATGTAGCTACGGAACAAGCAGAAACAGAACCATAGAAAAGATATTCGTACCAAGGAGGTAATAAGGTGTTAAAAAAATACGAAGACTGGATTACGGATGAAGGACTTATCAAGATAGAGGGATGGGCGAGAGATGGTCTGATAAACGAGCAGATTGCTACGAATATGGGGATATCCAGAAGTACACTGAATGCATGGTGCGATAAGTATCCGGACATATCGAACGCCTTAAAACGCGGCAAAGAAGTAGTTGACCGACAGGTCGAGAATGCCTTGCTTAAAAGAGCGTTGGGATACGAATATGAGGAAGTGTCAGAAGAATACGACGAAAACGGAGATCTTGCGAAGAAGAAAGTTACGAAGAAACAGGTGGTGCCGGATACAACAGCACAGATATTCTGGCTTAAAAACCGTAAGCGTGCCGAATGGTGTGACCGCCAGACTGTAGAGGTTAGCACACCAATAGATGATTCGGCAAAAGAAATGAGGGAATACCTTGAACGCCGACAAAAAAAGAATACTCGACCTACTGTATGATGAGCCTTATCTGATAGGGCACTGGGTAGGCTTTAAAGACCTTACTACTCTACACAACGAGTGGTTGAGGTATTTTTTGTATTCGGACGATGACCAGACATTACTCGCGCACCGTGGGTCGTATAAGACAACAGATTTATCGTTATTCCTTTCGCTCCACACAGTGATATCTCCGACGGAGAACGTCATGTTTTTCCGCAAGACGGATGATGACGTGACAGAGGTAATCCAACAGTCACAGAAGATACTGAGGAGCGGAGCATTGCGAGATATAGTCCGCACACTATACGGGACAGACTTGGTATTTGAGCGAGAGACTACTTCCGAGATTGATACAAACCTTAATACCTCTACAAAGGGAGTGCCGCAGGTAGTTGGACTCGGCATCGGAACATCTATCACCGGAAAGCACGCAGACATTGTGGTTACTGATGACATTGTCAATGTTAAGGATCGTGTTAGCCGGGCAGAGCGCGAGAAGACAAAAACGCAATACATGGAGCTCCAGAACGTTAAGAACCGCGGTGGACGATTTATCAACACTGGCACACCGTGGCATAAGGACGATGCTATATCACTCATGCCGAATGTTAAGAGGTACGACTGCTACAGCACTGGACTGATTGACAGAGGGACGCTAGAGCGGTTGAGAAACAGCATGACAGACAGTCTGTTTGCCGCTAACTACGAGCTTAAGCATATAGCAGATAGCGACACGATGTTTAAGCATCCGCAGTTTGTATCTGATCCAACATTGATCTATAACGGCGTGGCACATATTGATGCAGCATACGACGGATCAGACGGTACAGCGTTTACGGTCATGAAGATGTTGCCGGACGGTCGAATTATTGGATTTGGCAAGCGGTGGGAGAAACACGTGGATGACTGCTTGGGAGAGATAAAGGCACTTCACACGCTGTACAGAGCCGGAACGATTGAGAACGAGAAGAATGCTGACAAGGGGTATCTGCTTAAGGAGCTTGGGAACATGGGGCTCCCGAAACACGGATACCACGAAAGCATGAATAAATATATCAAGATATCCACCTACTTAAGAAAGTGGTGGTCACGTATCTGGTGGCTGGAAGATACGGATCCAGAATATATCAATGAGATTCTGGAATACAGCGAACACGCCGAGCACGATGATTCGCCGGATAGCGCAGCCAGTCTGATCCGCAGCATGACGGACAAACCTAAATTAAACAGGAATAGTATCCTGAAAGGAGGACTATAATGATATACCGCTTAGATGACAACGAAGAACTGACAGATTCCAAGTTAGCGGAATTTATAGCAGAGCATGACAAAGAGGTGTCGTGCAGATTAAAAGACCTACAGAAAGCATATAATACAGATTATCCGATATTTAACCAAGCAGACAAGCCGAAATGGAAACCAGACAACCGTATTGCCGTGAACTTTGCCAAGTACATTGTCGATACGATGAACGGATTTTTTGCCGGGCATCCAGTGAAGACGGTCGTGGATGATGGAAATGAATCAGTCGAGAAATACGTAGAGCTCGTAGACCAGTACAACGACATGGACGACAAGAACGCCGAATTGGCTAAGATATGCAGCATCTACGGACGTGGATACGAAATGTACTACGTGGATGAGACCGGGAACATTGGCATTACATACCTTGATCCGATGGAGTCTTTTATGATATACGATGATAGTGTTTTGCAGAGGGAGCTATACTTTGTGAGGCTGTACAAGGATAAACACGGCGTGTTGCACGGAAGTATATCGGACGACGAGTCAGTCCGCTGGTTTACTCAAAAAGGGAGAATTGTTTGGGACGCAAACGAACACAAACACGGATTTGATGGAGTCCCAGCGACAGAGTATGTGGAGAACGAAGAGCAACTCGGAATCTTTGAGCCAGTGCTATCTATGATTAATGCATATAACAAAGCAATCAGCGAAAAAGCGAATGATGTTGATTACTTTGCTGATGCGTATCTAAAGATACTCGGAGCAAAGCTTGATGACAATGATGTAAAGCATATCCGGGATGATCGTGTGATTAACTTCGAGGGCGACACGGAGAAGCTTATCGTTGACTTTTTGCAAAAGCCGAACGGAGACACTACGCAGGAACATCTGATAGACAGGATTGAGAAGCTTATATTTCAGATAAGCATGGTAGCAAATATGTCAGAAGAGAACTTTGGCACTAGCTCCGGCATCGCAATGCGATATAAGATGCTTGCCATGAGTAATCTGGAAAAGACAAAAGAACGTAAGTTTGCATCTGGAATGAACCGCAGATACAAGTTGATTTTTTCCAATCCGGTAAGCGGAATGCGCACAGATGATTGGATTAAAGTGCATCCGCATTTCACACCGAATTTCCCGGCAAACGTACAGGAAGAAGCGAAGATCGCACGAGATCTTGACGGCATTGTATCACAAGACACGCAGTTGAGCGTGTTGTCTATCGTTGACAATGTAGCGAAAGAGATCGAGAAGATGCAAGCCGACGACCAGAAGCGAAAAGAAGATATAGTCACAAACAGAATGTTCGGAGGTGTCGTAGATGGCGAAAAAGATGAGGGCATTGACCAGTAGCGATTACTGGTCGAAGCGAGAGGCTGAGAACCTTGCTAGGAATCAGTTGACCGAACAGGAATACGAAAGAAGAGTCAACGAGATCCTTAAATACATGGAAGACCAGATCACGAAAGAGATTAACGGTTTTTATTCTAAATATGCAAAAGCCGAGGGAATCACGATGGCAGAAGCGAAGCAGCGTGTATCGCAGTTAGACATTGCCGAATATGAGCGAAAAGCTGAGCGGTATGTCCGGGAGAAGAATTTCTCGGCGCAAGCAAACGAAGAGATGCGGCTGTACAACGCCACGATGAAGATTAATCGTCTGGAGCTCCTTAAGGCGAATATAGGGCTTGAGCTTGTAGCTGGATATGATGATCTTGACAAGTACACAGGCCAGATACTAACAGACAGAGCAAGAGAAGAGCTAGAACGACAGGCTGGCATATTAGGAAATGCAGTAGAAAATCTATCACATAGAGCCGGAGATATTGCAACTGCATCATTTAACGTAGCAACCTACTCAGATAGGATATGGACGCATCAAGCAATGTTAAAAAGTGAGATTGACAACCTACTCCGTGAGGGATTGATACAAGGCAGGAATCCACGAGTGCTGGCAAGGCACTTAGAGAAGAGGTTTGGAGTTAGCAGGTCGAATGCAGTTAGGCTAATGCGGACAGAGCTCGCGAGGGTGCAAACAGAAGCACAGAAAGAGTCATATGAGCGAAACGGTTACGAAATGTATGAATATATAGCAGAGCCAACAGCGTGTCCTATCTGCAAGGCATTGAACGGAAACACGTATAGTGTAAAAGATATGACGGTAGGCGAGAACGCACCGCCGATGCATCCGAATTGTAGGTGTAGCACAGCAGCATATATGGACAGAACAGAATTTGAAGAATGGTTAAGGAGACAGTGATATGACATTATGCGAAGAAGTAAAAGTGGGATTTAAACACTACAAAGTAAAGGAAGAGCAGAATCTGCATGAAAGCGAAGTGGAGTTGCAAGGGGAGATCAGATATCTTGAGCAAGAGATTGCGTTACGCGAAGACATAACGGAAGAAGCAAAAGAAGCTACGTTTATGCATGAGTGTTTACACGCCCTTGACGAGATGTATAAAATCGAATTAAGCGAAGAACAAATCGAGCGGCTTGCCAATGCGCTATATATGTTTATCGAGGATAATCCTCAGATGTTTAGAGGTGAATGATATGGATAACATTATAGACATCGAATTAACTGGCAGAAGTACCAGGAGAGATCAAAAGCTATGGCAGTATGATTACGGTCAGGTGTTGAGGATTGCTGGGAAAGAGTTTCCGAGAGTGACAGAGGTACAGTTTTCGCTCAAACAGAGCGGAGGTCATACACTGGACAGGATTGGAACAAGCAATAATGGATTACTTACAGTGCAGATCCCAAACGAGCTGTTACAGAATAAAGGAGCAACGAGCGACTACACAATTTATGCATGAACTAAAGTCCACATCAGACGACATTATATTGATGATGGCAGATATTATAGGAGGATAATTATGAAAACATTAAACACCTTAAAAATGAAAATCATGGTAAGAGCATTTAGAATCCGTATCGATAACGGAGAAAACATTGAGGATATTGCAGCAGATTATCCGGCACTGACAGTAGACGACCTAGAAGCAATTAAAGCAGAGTTAGAAAATTAAAGATAAAGCATGGAGATTAGAGCGAGACCGAGAGGTCTTATTTTTATGCGGTTTTAGATCAGAAAGGAGAGTTATGAGTTTAATATCAAATAGCGGACACGATGAAAACAATCGTTACAGCGGTGGGAAAGCAGGCGACCAGACTGGTAATGAGTGGTACTTAAGGGCATGGTACAACAGACCTTGGAATTGTGTTTTACGACATCCGAACGCTAATGTAAGAGCGACCATTGCAGATTTAGGGGTAAAAGCGGCAAGAAACAACAAAATCGGCTATGACCAGAGCCAGAGAAACACGTATTGGTCACAGCTTCAGAAAGCTGGATATGACCCATCAAAGATTACGGTAGCTTGTGAAGCTGACTGCTCGGCTGGTGTTATTGCTAACGTAAGAGCAACCGGCTATTTACTTAACATCGAAGCTCTGAAAAACATCAACGCAAGCTACACAGGGAATATGCGTTCTGGATTTAAGAATGCTGGATTCCAGATATTGACAGACTCTAAGTTTTTAACAAGTCCAGATTACCTGTTGCCGGGAGATATACTATTAAACGATGCATACCATACTGCCACAAACATCGAAAAGGGTAGATATGCAGGAGAGTCAATTGCATATAAACCTGCTATGGGTGGTAAGATCGCAGTGGATGGAAGCTGGGGCGTAGCCACAACAAATAAAGCACAGGCTGTATTTGGTACAGTGCAGGACGGCATTATCAGCGGTCAGCCGATTAGTAACAAGAGGTATCTGGCGAATGCTTATACCGGAAGCTGGCAGTTTGTTAGTGGCCGTGCAATAGGATCTAATCTGATCAGAGCTATCCAGAGACGAATTGGAGCGACAGCAGACGGATACTTCGGGCGAAAATCTGTCATGAAGTTCCAGAGCTGGCTTGGCGTATCGGTGGATGGAAGCATGGGACCAGCAACCGTAAAAGCGTTTCAGAATTGGCTGAACAGGCAATAGAAGACATAATGATAGAGGTTAATGTTAGACCGGACGGCATAACGGTGGATGGTCACGCCGGATATGCCGAATGCGGCAAGGATATCGTTTGTGCCGGAGTCACGGCACTTACTCAGACATTGGTTGGATCAATAGAAGAATTGACATCTGACGATATTAAATACGATATATCACCCGGATGGGCGAATATTAATTATGGGAATCTTTCAGAGGGATCAAAAATTCTGGTGGATTCCTTTTTTATCGGCATCTGCATGATCGCCGATGAGTTCCCGGATTACGTCCGGGTAGTGTAACTGATGCGACCGGAATGTCGTTAAACTACACAAACTCGATAGCAATGGACTGGGGCGAATGCAATGGTCTGGGGCAGAAAGGACAAAGAAATGAAATATATGAACATGATGAAAAGCTGGAGAATACCAATGGCTAATTTACAACTATTCGCAGACGGTGACGGAGGCAGTGACGGCAACGGAGGCGACGGAGATTGTGGCACAGATGGCAACGAACCAGAAGCACTCGATTTTGACGGCTTTTTAAAGCTGGAAGGTAACCAAGCAGAATTTGACCGACGTGTCAATAAGGCTATTAAGACAGCGGTGACAAACGCAGAAAAGAAATGGAAAGCACTGACTGACGATAAGCTGTCTGAGGCTGAAAAGCTTGCACAAATGACCGAATCAGAGAAACAGGCTTATGAGATGAAGAAGCTGAGAGACGAGCTTGAAACCTACAAGAAGCAGGGTGTACGCTCTGAGCTCGCTAAGACTGCAAGACAGATGCTGACAGATGAGGGTATCAATATCCCGGATGCGCTGCTGAAAAACCTTGTCACAGACGAGGCAGACAGTACAAAAGAAGCAGTTGAAGCGTTCGCCGATCTGTACAAAGAAGCTGTACAGGACGCAGTTAAGGAAGCTTTGAAAGGCAAGACACCACGTAAAAAAGGTGGAGACACGGCTATGACAAAAGAACAGATTATTGCCGTAAAAAATCCAGCCGAAAGAAAAAGATTAATCGAAGAGAACATTGAGTTGTTCCAGTAGAAAGGAGAAGAAGATATGCATAATATCACAAGATTAGGATTACAGGCGTTTGCCGCACCTGACAACATGACAGGAAGGGCACAGATTAAGGTTAAGGCAAGGGAGATCGACTTTGTTACATCGTTTGTAAAAAATCTCCAGTCATTACTTGATCTGTTGGGAATCACCAGAATGATCCAGAAAGCGAACGGATCAGAACTGAAAGTTAAAAAGGTATCCGGCACATTGCAGAGCGGAGATGTAGGCGAGGGAGAAGAGATTCCGATGAGCCAGTACAATGCCGTGGAAGAGTCACTCGGAACAATCCGCGTAGAGAAATTCCGGAAAGGCGTATCGTTAGAGGCTATCGCAGATAAGGGATATGATGCGGCGGTAGAGTCAACCGACGAAGAGTTTAAGTCTGACCTCCAGTTGGTTGTGCTGGATAAGCTGTACAACCAGTTAAAAGCAGGGTCTCTGGTAAGCCACGAATCTACTTGGCAGATGGCTGTAGCAATGTCCATCGGTCGAGTAAAGGACAAATTTAAAAAGATGCACCGCTCTGTGACAGGAGTTGCTGTGTGGGTAAATACGCTTGATGTGTATAAATACATTGGAGCGGCAGATATCACCATGCAGACAGCATTTGGTATGGACTACATGACAAACTTTATGGGAGCAGACGTAGTATTTGTTTCATCTGAGATTCCAGAGAATGTTGTCATTGCAACGCCGCTTAACAACATGGTAGCTTACTACGTTAACCCGGGAGACTCTGAGTTTGCACAGGCAGGTCTGGCGTTTACGGTTGATCCAGAGACAGGCTTTATTGGATTCCACACAGAGGGTGATTACAGCCATATGATTAGCGACAACTATGCTATCATGGGACTCCGTGTGATGTGCGAGTACCAGGATGGTATTGCTTACACGTCCGTAGGCGGCTCTGATACACAGACACTCGGTACATTGACCTTGACAGCATCTAAGGGAACAGAAAGCGGAAAGACGGCCGTATCCGCGAAAGAGGAAAAGCAGGGCGTTAACAATGTCCTTAAGTACAAGGTAGCAGCAGCAGCTACTAATGTAACCTATGGCATGGATGTGAAAGGATGGACTAAGTGGGATGGCGTAAGCGAGATCACAGCGGAAGCCACAAAACACATCACTGTTGTAGAGTGCGACACAAACTACAAGGCTGTACGCTCGGGTGATGTTGTAGCTAATCCATTAACGTAGGAGGTGGTCTGATGCTGGATGATCTTAAAAAGCTACTCGGCATCAAGGACGACAAACAGGATGATGTGTTGCTGCTAATTATAAGCGGTACAAAAAAAAGACTTAAGGCTCTCCTAGGCGGTGTTGAACCGCCGGACGAGCTGTCTTATATCGTGCTTGATGTCTCTGTGATACGGTTCAACCGGATCGGATCAGAGGGACTGGCTTCTCATACTGTAGAGGGGGAGAGTCAATCGTGGGATTCAGATGACTTCTCTGGTTATAAGCAGGACATACAAACGTGGATTGATGCGCAAAAAGAAGCAAAGAGAGGTCGGGTGAGATTCTTGTGAGGTTTGATACACCTATTTACTTTCAGAGCGTTGTACATGGCGAATACAACACCACAACCGGAGATTACGCAGACGATATAGTGGAAGAAGTAGAGCGTTATGCATCGGTCAGTGATACTGGCACGGATACGCTGACGCTTGTATATGGAGGACTTAAGCAAGGAAGTCTTACTATCCGTTTGCAGTCGGTATATGACGGGATATTTGACTATATCCGTATTAGCTCAAAAAGATACCGAGTCGATAAAACCAGAACGTTACGGCATAAGCAGACGTTTATCGTGTCGGAGGTGCAGTGATGGGAAACATGATTTATATTGATGGGATGGACAAGCTTACTGCAAAGATCAATAAGTGCCAGAATCTTGACCCTATTAAAAAGGTTGTCAAGCAGAATGGCTCGGAGTTACAGAGCAAAGCTCAAAAGAATGCCCCGGTTGACACTGGAAACCTTAAACGGAATATTACGCTCGAAATTAAGAGCAATGGGATGTCTGCCGAATGTGAGTCACAAGCGGAATATGCTCCGTATGTCGAATGGGGCACACGCTACATGGATGCTCAGCCACATATTAAACCAGCATTTGATGAACAGAAAAACCAGTTCAAGCACGATCTAGAAAGGGTGGTCAAGTAATGGCACAACAGAGTGTTTTCTCTGAACTTATCGTTAGGCTCAGAAAACTATATCCAAACAGCGTATATGATGGCGCACTTCCACCCAATGGAACGCAATATCCATTTATATTTCTTGGAGAAACAACAGAGAATGCCAGAATATTGAAAAAGAATCGGAAAGGTAACCCAGCCGACATTACACAGACGATACACATTTGGCATAACAACCCAAGACAGAGGGGCAGATTGTCTGGAATAGCTGAAACGATTGAGGATGTATGCTATAACCTTACGTCCGCAGAATGCGTTGGATATGGGTCCAGAATATTGCCTGATAAAACGACCGCAGAGCCATTGCTCCATGCGGTCATTACAGTAGACTTTATTTTCTGAAAGGAGAAAAACATGAATAAATTACAGACATTCGCAACCGAGAATGCAGAAGAACAGAACGCCGTATCAGCTCAGAATGATAGTGGTGCGGCAGCGGTACAATCAGAATCTACCAGAGCAAGCGAAGCTGTCAAAGGACGAAAGATTGTATATTTATTCCGTGTTGCGAAAAACTCAAAAACAGCCGCAGGAACAACGCTCGCATTTACGACCGAGAACGGACGAACCAAGTCAAAAGATGCTGACTCAACAGCAACCAAGGATGGATCCATCCGTACACCCGGAGAAGCGGAGGTTGAGATTACAGCTACGTCAATCCTAAAAAAAGGTGATGCGACCATTGACGACCTTGAAGATGCTATGGACGGTGATGAATTGATCGAGATTTGGGAAGCGAACCTTGATGATCCTGCATCCAGTGGAGAAAACAAGTACAAAGGCAGATACTTTACCGGATATCTGACAGAGCTTGAAAAGACATCAAACGCCGAGGACTTTGTTGAGTGCTCGCTGACGTTTGGAATTAACGGAAAAGGTGTTAAAGGTAATGTTACGGTTACTACCGCGCAGCAGGAAGCAGCAAACGAAGTGTTTAAGGACACTGTACAGGAAGCATAGGAGGGAATTATGGAATTAACAATTAATGGAAAGGTATACACATTTACTGCCGGAATCGGATTTATGCGAGATGCCAACAAATTGCAGATCCAGCGCGAAAATGGAATCGAGAAAGAAGTAGGACTCATGTCTTTAGCTGGCGGTCTTGTAGATGGGGATATCGAGGATCTTATCACAACACTTGACCTTACTAATAAGGGCAATGAGCCTAGACTTACAAAGGGAGAGATTGAATCATATATTGAGGATTCTGACACGGACATTGATAAGCTCTTTGAAAGCGTGATCGATTTTTTATCGACAGCCAATGTATCGAAAAGAGCCATGAAGAAGATGATTCACGTCGGCGAGATCATGGAGAAGAATCAGGAAGAGAAGCTTACAGCAATGTAAGCTTTTTTGATTCTGTAGCCTTAAACAGCTTCCGGTACGGCTTTTGCAAAAATACGCATGATGTGGAGATGATGACTATGAGGGAGTACAACATACAGATGAAAGCGGTAGAGCTTGCCGAAGTGGATAAACTCTACCATATCCACATGCAGGCGTTTCAGAACGTGAGAGCCGGAGCAAGGAAAAAAGCTGGAAAGAATAAAGAAAAGCCTGCTTTCCCAAGATTCCGACAGTTTTTTGATTATGACGACGCTGTCAATAGAGTTATGAAGAGAAAGAAAAAAAGCAAATTCAGTGGTCTTATGGACTACTATAGGCGAAAGGGGACAGAGTAATGGCAGAAAGTTATTCAGTGAAAGCGGTACTTTCGGCGGTAGATTCCGGATTTGTTTCAGCATTCGGGAAAGCTCAGAGTGCTACGCAGTCCCTTATGAGTAGTGTAAAAAACACAGCACTTGGAGCTATGGCGTTTAAGGGCGTGTCGGCGGTGGTTAATACTCTATCATCTAACGTTGGTAGTGCGGTCAGCCGATTCGATACTCTAAACCAGTACCCGAGAGTACTTGAACAGATGGGGTTTTCTGCCGATGAAGCAAAAGATTCCATCAAAGAGCTTGGTGACGGCATTCAGTATGTTCCTACGTCGCTCGATGAAATTGCTTCTAGCGCGAAGTCCCTGGCATTAACCACCGGCAATCTAAAAAAATCCACAAAACTTGCAGTTGCCATGAACAATGCATTTTATGCATCAGGATCAGCAAGCGACGAGGCAAGCCGTGGTATGACGCAGTTTACACAGATGTTAAGCCGCGGAAAGGTCGGACAGGAAGAATGGAATACTCTGAACGAGACAATGAAGTACGGATTAACACAGACAGCCAAGAAGCTCGGAATAGCCAGTGGAAGCACTACGGAGCTTTACGATGCATTGCAAGACGGTACTATAACAATGGATCAATTTACAGACGCAATCATCGAATGCTCAGAGGAAACAGGTGGCTTTGCAGAGGTTGCTAAGACATCTACGGCAGGTATATCAACATCTATGTCCAACCTTAAGATTTCGATCGTCAAAGGCATGGCAGGTTCTTTATCTGCTATAGATACGTTTTTAGCAGCCAACCAGCTTCCGACCATCTCACAAATGATTGATTCTTCAAAGGATAAGATAGGACCTGCATTCGATACTATCAACACTAAGATAGAGACGTTTGGGAATACTAAAGCATTTCAGACTGTCAGCAAATATGCATCTATGTTTTTTGATACCGTAAAAACGGTGGGTCCTGCGGTAGGATCCATTTTTGGAACGATAGGAAAAGCAATATGGGAGATCGTGTCTGACTCTCATACAATGAGTGATGTAAAAACGGTTTTGGATGGTATATCGTTTGCAGCCAAATCTGCGTCTAAATTCATTACAGAGCACAAAGACGCTGTTAAAGAAACTGTCGGCGTTATTATGGGACTTGTTATAGTTTTTAAGGCACTAAAAGTTGCTATGGCAATCCAAGGTGTTGTATCTGGATTAATTGGTGTATTTACACCAATGGCATCGTCTATGACTACAGTTGGCAGCGCGGCTACTGTAGCGAGTGGTAACATGTTACAGAGCGCAGCCGCGTTTCTTGCGATTGGAGCGGCAATCGCGATAGCAGCAGCCGGATTCTATTTATTGGCGCAAGCGTCTATACAGCTTGCAAACGCAGGACCTGGAGCCGTCGCAACTATGGTTCTCATGGTTGCATTGATAGCAGGTCTGGCGGCAGGGGCATCGGTATTAGCTCCGGCATTGACGGCTGGTGCGGCTGGATTGGTTGCATTTGGAGTGGCGGTACTCTTAGTTGGAGCTGGTGCGCTGTTGGCAGCTACAGCACTTACATTGGTTGCAGGTGTACTTCCGCAGATTGCCACATACGGCACGAGTGGAGCGGTGTCTATAGCCGCGCTTGGTGCATCGTTGATCGTGTTCGGGGCAGGTGCGGCAGTAGCAGGAGCAGGGGCTATCGTATTAGGTGCAGGACTTGTTGTAGTTGGAGCCGCCGCCGTTGTGGCGGCGGCTGGTATTGCACTAA